CGGTTATACGACAACTCCCACGCTATTACAAACAATAGCTGACGGAGACGTATATGAATACACATACACAAACACAACATTATATAGATTAGTTCCAACAGGCTCTGCAATAGATTCGTTCTATAGGACATTCTCTGGAGGAGTACTGAGTGGTCTAGTTGTTGAAAAAACAATTATAGTTTAAGGATAACAAATGGCTATTGCTACAGACATTGCTATTGATAACAGCGGCAATATCTACTACAAGGGTGCAGTACACGGTGCTTCTGGTGCTGGTTACTACACTGTCTTGGAGTTACACCGCTTTTTGCAAGACTTAGCTGACGACGCTAGCGCCTCTGGAGATGATCTTATTGACATCACAAGCGTTACACCGTCGGACAGGTCTACGGACAACATTATTACGGTTAAGACTGGTTATCAGTTAGACGACGCTAACGCTAGTGCTACTGACGCTATTTCTGAGCATTTATATGATGGGTCTATTATTCAGGAAGGTGACGGTACGATTTATGACGGTATGCTCGTAATTGCTGCTGAAGGCATGGACCTTCAGATTCTACAAAACGGCGCAATCGTTACAAATGACTTCTGGAATACTATTCCTAATGGTGAAACAACTAAAGGCTTGAACAGAGATACTGCTAATGGTATTTCACAGCGGTTCCTGCTTAAAGTAAACAATGCAGGTACTGAGATTGACGGTAGACGCCTCATTGGTATGACTCGTGAGACAGGCTTCAGCTATTCAGAATTTAAAATCAACGGCACGTCACGGGGTAACAACGTACTTGCATTAAGCTATGCTGCTGATATTAATGATACCACCGATGCTTCTGGTAGAACGGCTATTACCAATACAGAAGGTTATCGTTCGTTAGACATCAGTGGAGACGGTACTCCTGAGCCGTACTACTCAGAATGGAACTTAGCTGGATTCACAAGTAAAGAGTTCTATGAGCGTATGAAGTACATCACTCGTCGTGGTGAGACTGCGCTTATTTATGGCTTAGAAGGCCGTGTATTCAGAGGAGTTACACACCAGCTTGACGGAACACAATCAAGCGGTACGTTTGTTGAGCCTGAAAGCCTAAGCTGGACTGGCGGTACTGGTCAGTTGTTGGCTATTGACAGCACAACAGCAGGTACGAAGATCTGGATGCAAATTCTTACAGGCACTGCACCAACTACAGGTAATGTCACTGGCAACGGCGGTGCTATTTTTGCAGTCTCTGGGGCTACCGACCGTGCTGTTTCTGCGCCTTTCTGTGGTCAGTCCACTGGATCCGCTATTATTGGTTCTTATGGTTTTGGTGTGGAAGTTGCTGATACGTCAGCCTCCGATACCTTTACTGACTTGGATACTACTACGGTCAACCCACCGAACAACGTAACTTTCACAGTTAATGGTATTGTTTCTGGCGAAGACCGTGTACTCGTCGGTCCTGCTAACGGCTCTGCTTTACGTACCGACCAGTTTGACCTAAATACAGCGGTTACTGGAGCTTCTACGTCAGTTATTGTAGAAACAGGTAGTGAGACTGTCGGTGCTTCAACGGCTAACCAAACGGACACACCTACAAGCGGAACTCTTCGTGTTAAAGGTGACGACGGTGTTTATCATCGTGTACCCTATACAGGTTTGACCAAAACATCGACCACGCTTACGTTCACTGGCTGTACTAACGTGCCTACGGCGTCCATTGCTAACGACGTATTTATTAGTTACATAGACAAAGTAGCTTCAAGTAGCAGCGAGTCCTACACTACTGTATTCTCCACAGGTAACCCACGATCTTTGTTCATTCGTGTTCGTGACGGCGGGACTGCGGGAGATACCGTCCCAATTAAGACTTTTGAAAGTACAGGCACACTAGGATCTGCCGGTGGTACTTCTACAGCAATTAGGACGAGTGATGCTTAATGGCAACAATAGATACGGATCTTACGGATTACGCACTAGCTGAAGCTACAGCAGACACTACTGGAGTCGGCGGGACTTGGGCTCAGTTCGGCTCTGGTGGTGGTACTGGTTTTGGCGCCGGTATTGACTTTGCTATGCAGGGTACTAATGCCGTAGACTTAAAAGTAAGCAACAGTGAAAAAGGGGCTGCAGTTACGCTTAACTCTGCCCAAACACTTTCCACAGGGGATCATGTATTTGTTTGGACTTTTATTGCTACTCCCGGTTTGACCGACAGTATTCAAAACAAAGGTTCTGCTATTATTGTAGGGTCCGCTAGTAATGCTTATGTTCAGTACCATGTTGCAGGTAATGATACTTTTGGTGCTCAAGGCCGTGTAGGTCGTTGCTACCCTATTGACTATTCAGTAAGGACGTCTAGTGCTTCTCCTCCTTACCGGACTACTTCAGGAAATGCCGGAACTTCTCCTCAGTACATAGGACATTCTGCAACCATTACAGCAACCGTTAAGGGTAACAACATTGCTTGTGACGCTGTTAGGGCAGGCACAGGAATTTATATTACTGCAGGTACTGCTGGAGCACCAGCTACGTTTACTGAAGCAGCTACAGCCAACGACAACGTAAGCAATCGTTGGGGCGTCCTTACGTCTTTAGGCGGCACGTCTTACGAGCTACAGGGTTATTTTGTTATTGGTCAAAACAATGCTAAAACTCCCACACAAGCGTACTTTTCCGACTCAGGTGCGTCTGTAACCTTTATTGATACAATACATGGGGCTTCAGACTTTACCAGAGTCGTTGTAGACCACGCAAGCACTACTTGTATACTAGACTCTATTAGTTTTTCAGCGGCTGGTACAACGAACAGAGGACGTTTCTTAGTTAATAATGCAAGTTCGACCGTTACGCTTTCTGGTTGTACATTTGGTGACATAGGTATAACTTCGTTACAAGCAGGAACAACGGCTACTAGTTGCACTTGGCGTAGTTGTGAAAAAGTAACGCAAAACAGCGCAACAATTACTAATTGTGCTTTTACTAACAGTACCGCTACTGTAGCCCTTGAAGTTGACAGCCTAAACGACGTTACAGGAACTTCTTTTACTTCGGGAGGCACTGGACACGCAGTAGACTTAGGTACCGTATCTTCTTCTACTTCAGTTAGCTGGGACTGTACAGCGACAGGGTACGCAGGGACTAATGGATCAACAGGTAACGAAACTATTCTAGTTAACGTAGCTGCGGGACAAACATTAACAATTAACGTAACCGCAAACGGAACAACACCCACGTACTACAATACAGGGTCCGGTAGTGTTAATGTTGTTAGTGGAGCAGTCACGGTTAAAGTCACTGTAAACGATTCTTCCGGAAGTCCTATTGAAAATGCCAGAGTGTACTTAACTAGAGCTTCTGATAGTGCTGTTGTTCTAAACGGACTAAGTAACGCTTCTGGAGTGGTACAAGACACGGCCTATACGTACACAGCAGACGATGTTGTATCCGGATGGGCTAGAAAATCATCAGCATCTCCCTACTATAAGGAAGGACCAATTTCAGGGACAATCACAAACACGGGTTTTAGTGGAACTGCTATCCTCCAAGCGGACGAGTAATTATGGCTATTACAATAAATTGGGGAACTAAAGTTATCAGTGTCCCTAAAGCTGATACAACACTGATACAAACCAGCCCAACAGAAATTCGTCAACTTAATTTGGACACGTTCAGGCTTACTTTAAAGGATCTTGAAGACTCTGAAGAAGGTATGGCGTACCCTAGGACGCATAACCATAATACCTCAGTCACCGTTGGTGGTGTGACGCTTGCTAGAGTAGTTGAAATTATTAACGGCTATACCGTCACGTTCGAGGACGGACAGTACGCTATTAATCTGGTTGGCGCGAACAGCAACGTAGGCGACATTGTAAACGTAAACCAAGTTTCAGTGCGTTCGGCTAACTCAGCAGGTTTACAAGATTTATCTGTGCTTTTGTCAGCAGCTTATCAAGGTGAAGTATGTGTTGACGTCATAAACGGACAATCTGGCACAGACGTACCTATAGGCACTAGGACCCAGCCTGTTAATAATTTTAATGACGCAAAAACTATAGCAGTTAAAGAGGGCTTAAGACGCATTAGAATACTCAGTTCTTGTACATTAGATACTGTAGATTTTTCTGATGGGTACGTGTTTATTTCTGACAACCCCGGAACTGACGTTTTAACTGTGGCTGCTGGGGCTAATGTACAGTACTGTGAGTTTAACAATTTGTCCATTCAGGGCACAGCAGACGGAAACAACATATACCGTGAGTGTGTAATGTTGGACATAGATTTTACATCTGGATTTATTTTTCAATGTTCACTCAACGGAACAATTAAAATTAACGGAGGAGAACTGCTTGCGTTATTGTCTTGTTTTTCTAACAGGCTAGCAGGAACTCAGCAGCCTATTGTTGATTTTAACGGGAATGGTCAGTTAATTTTACGAGATTATCACGGAGCTATAGAGCTTAGAAACCACACAGACACCAGCAATGACGGAGATCTTTGCTTAGATTTTAGTTCTGGTGTTTGTATTATACACTCAAGCTGTACTGCAGGTTATATGCCTGTTCGAGGTGTTTGTCGCGTCGTTGACAATTCTAATGGAGCAAATGTTGTAGACGAGACAGTCAATAGCTTAGTTAGTACTAATGCTGCTTCATTAGGAGTAATTAATGACGGTGTTAAAAAAGCTTCAATCTTAATCCCACACAATACGGACTTATAATATGTACTTAAGTAGAAAAGAACTCGCTGACGTTGTAGAACAAATAAACACGCAGTTTGAAAAAATAATGCAAAGATTGGAGGCTCTTGAAAATGCCGAAAAAGAAAGACCCAAAGTTGGAACAGGCGGGAGTAAGCGGGTACAATAAACCCAAGAGAACTCCCAATCACCCGAAAAAATCTCATGTTGTTGTTGCCAAAGAAGGCGACAAAACTAAAACTATTCGTTTTGGACAACAAGGAGTCAGTGGTGCGGGTAAAGCCCCTAAGTCTGAGAAAGAAAAAGCTAGACGGAAATCATTTAAAGCTCGTCATGCAAAAAATATTGCAAAAGGTAAGATGTCAGCAGCTTACTGGGCAAACAAGGAAAAATGGTAATGGCTAAAAAAGGACTGTACTCCAACATCCACGCTAAACGTAAGCGTATCGCTGCGGGTAGTGGGGAGAAGATGCGTAAACCGGGTTCTAAAGGTGCGCCCACCGCAAAAAACTTTAAACAAGCAGCAAAAAAGAGGAAATCATAATGCCCTACGTTAAAGGTAAGAAGTACCCTTATACCAAAGAAGGTATGAAAGCAGCTAAAAAAGCTAAAGCAAAGCCTAAAAAGAAGAGTGGTAAATAACTCTTGACTTTTTAGCTTATTTATGGTATAATAAAGATGTACTATAAGTACAACTCAATAAAACACTGTCCCATGAGGAGAAACAGATGGATGACCTACAATTTGAAGAATACACTCGTAACATGAAGGAAATGTTCCGGAGCAAAGGCTGGGAACACTTTATTAACGATATTCGTAACGGAGTTCCTAATGTAAACTCAGTAGAAGTTACTAAAGATCTTGAGGATCTGTTTTTCAAAAAAGGTCAGCTGGCGGTTATGGCTAATATCCTTAACTTAGAAACCCAGCTAGATGAAGTTATTAAACAAAGAGAACAAGAGTCTGCAGAAAGCGAGGAAACTACTTAATGCGTTTACTTTTTGACTTTAGGTGTCCTGATAACCATATTACAGAAGCTTTAGTAAATTCTGAGGATACAGAACACCAGTGCGGTCTTTGTAGTAAAATGGCTCAAAAAATAATCTCGCCTGTTCGTTGCTCTTTAGAACACATCAGTGGAGAATTCCCCGGTGCAACTATAAAGTGGGCTAAGCAACGACAACAGAAGATTAAACTAGAACGAAAGGCAAACTTAGAATAGTTCTTTCGTTTACCCTAACTCCATAATACGTTTGGTACGGAGACTTAATAATGGCTAAACTTATAGATTTAGAAGAACAAGAGCGTCCTTTAGAGGAAAAACAACAACCAACAGAAGATATTTTTGCTGAAGAGTCTCAACAAGAGGAAACTCAGGACCAGCAAGAAGATCTGCCAGATAAGTATAAAAACAAATCTGTAGAAGATCTTGTTAGAATGCATCAAGAAGCTGAAAAGCTTTTAGGCAAACAAAGTTCTGAAGTAGGTGAGCTTAGGCAGGTTGTAGATTCTTATATACAGACACAACTCAAACAACAACAAAATGCACCACAACAAGAAGAAACTGTTGATGATGTAGATTTCTTTACGGACCCAGAAACAGCAGTACAAAAGGCAATAGACAATCATCCAAAGATACGTGAAGCAGAACAGGTCTCAGCGCAGTACAGAAAAACTACGGCCTTGAACCAACTGCAGGCTAATCACCCAGACATGACTGAGATTATTAAAGATCCTAAGTTTGCTGAGTGGATAAAAGCGTCAAAAATCAGAACTCGTTTGTTTTCAGAAGCAGACCAAAATTATGATTATGACGCAGCGGATGAGTTGTTTTCTTTATGGAAAGAACGAAAGGCAGTTGTTAATAAAACAGCAGACCTTGAGAAGCAAGAACGTAAACAAACTGTTCGTTCTGCGTCTACCGGAGGAGCCAGAGGAAGTGCTGAGAAAGGTCCAAGAAAAATCTATAGAAGGCAGGACATTATTAATCTTATGAGAAACGACCCTGACCGGTACTTAGCTCTTTCAGACGAAATTACTAGGGCTTATGCGGAAAAACGGGTCAAATAGTTAATTAAGGAAAAACTATTATGGCTAGTTCAATTTACCCTACTATGACTGGTGCTGTCGCTAATGATAGCGCAGCAACTTTTATACCAGAAATTTGGAGTGATGAAATCATCGCTTCGTACCAAAAAAACCTTGTTCTTGCTAATCTTGTTAAAAAGATGGGTATGCAAGGAAAGAAGGGTGACACCGTTCACATCCCTTCTCCGATTCGTGGTTCAGTAACGGCTAAATCAGCACGTACTGCCGTAACGATCCAAGAAAATACTGAACTCGAAGTTGTGGTTGTTATTGACCAGCATTTTGAGTACTCACGTCTTATCGAAGACATTACTGAAGTACAAGCACTTGCTTCACTACGTCAGTTCTACACAGGCGACGCTGGTTATGCTCTAGCTAAGCAAGTTGATGATGACTTGTTTACTTTAGGTAAGTCTTTTGGTAACGGTAACGGCTCATCTTGGGTTCACAATAACTCTTTCTATCCTGACGTTTCTGGTGCTTTGACTGCTTATGCAGTAGACACTGTAGAAGACGACGACGTTTTCACGGACGCTATTTTTCGTGCTTTAATCCAGCAAATGGACGACCAAGACGTACCGATGGACAATCGTGCGTTTGTTATTCCTCCTTCACTGCGTAATGCTATTATGGGCATTGACCGATACGTGTCTTCTGACTTCGTAGATGGGCGTGGTGTAAACAACGGTAAAATTGGTAACTTGTATGGTATCGATATTTTTGTTACCAGTAACGTACCTGTCATCGAAACTGCTGCTGACAACACGGCTGCTGGCAATACCAAAGACATTCGTGGCGCTATCTTGTGTCATCGTGATGCTATGGTTCTTGCTGAGCAAGTTGGTGTTCGTTCACAGACTCAGTACAAGCAAGAATTTTTGGGTACTCTTTACACCGCAGACATGCTCTATGGTGTCAAAGTTCTTCGTCCAGAATCAGGTCTTGTTCTGGCTGTAAACAGCTAAGCAGTCCTTCTACATAAGCAGGGGAAAGTTTCGGCAAGTACCCTGCTTGTCTTTAAGTTTGTTTTTGTAGCAGCGGAGTAAGCAATGCCTATATACAGAGGAGACGGTGGTTCAGGCGACAGCTCAACAGACGCCTACGCCAGTCAAGTCGCAGCTTATGCCCAAACCGCTTCTACAAAAGCAAATCAAGCAGCTGATTCAGCATCAGCAGCATCTAGTTCTAAAACAGCAGCAGCTTTAAGTGAGTTTAATGCTTCAACTTCTGAAACAAACGCAGCAACGTCTGAAAGCAATGCTTCTGTATCAGAGACCAACGCCAATGATTCGGCAACCGCTGCGTCTAACAGCGCATCTGCGGCAGCTATTAGCGCGGCTTCGGCCGCAACAGCCTTAGATTCTTTTGATGATAGGTACTTAGGTTCCAAGACTTCTGACCCAACTGTTGACAATGATGGTGATCCGTTAATTACCGGTGCGTTGTACTACAATTCAACCACAGACGTCATGAGGGTGTACGATGGCGCAACATGGATTGACTCTGGCTCAGGTTTAACTTTTGACGAAATTCAAGGCTCCCTAGACGGCGGCACTTACTAAAGGAAATATACAATGCCTTCAACTATTATTACTAAAAACGGCTCAGGTGCTCCACTCGATACAGACTTAGTAGCTGGGGAGCTTGCCGTAGACTTAACTAACGGACGTTTGTACACAACTGACCTAGACTCAGGTGGTACTGTTCTTGAACTGGGGACTAACCCTGCGTCAGACGTAACCTTTGGGGACAACACTAAAGCCATCTTCGGTGCTGGCTCTGACCTACAGATTTATCATAATGCAACCAACAACATTATTGATAGCTCTGCTGCAACACTAGCAATTCAAGCTCCTCAGTTTGTTGTTCAGGACGACACTGGAACAAAAAACATAATCTGGGTTACGCAACCCGCAGTGTCTGTTTTTGATGTTCGTCTTTCTTATGACGGTTCCACAAAACTAACCACCACAGCCACAGGCGTAGACGTAACGGGTACTGTGACTGCTGATGGTTTGACTGTTGATGATGTAGTTTCTATTGATACATCAACTGGTAATGCGTTTAGTTCTACTGGTAATTTGAAAATAGATATTGATTCTGATAACAATCAAACAGACAGAACTTTTCAGATTACAAGTGATGGAAGCTCTAAGACTTTATTTGAAGCTAAAGAAGGCGGCGACATCAGCTTCTACAATTCGGCGGGCAATTCACAAGCTCTGTTCTGGGATGCTTCTGCGGAGTCGTTGGGGATTGGTACGGCTTCGCCTTCTAGTGTTTTATCAGTTAAATCTGACATTAATAACGATGTCAACAATGGAATACTATTTGAAGCCGCTGACAGCACTAATAAACTTTTACAGCTTTACGAAAACTCCGTTGGCGAATGTTACATGGGCTTTTATCAAGCTGATGTACAAACTGCCTTAATTAGAACTAACGGCTCTTCTTACTTTAACGGAGGCAACGTCGGGATTAATACTAGCAGTCCAGACAAAACTTTACATGTTGTCGGCTCTGACGGAGTTACTACATTTTCTGGTTATGGCTCAAGAGATTTTCTTGTTCTAGAAAACAACCAAAACTGTAACTTTCAAATTATTAGCAACTCATCAAATGCAGGAAACATTTTATTTTCTGATGAAGGCGCATCAGGCCGTGGTATCTTAAAGTACGACCATGCGTCTGACTTTATGTCGTTTACAACAGCCGCCACAGAACGCATGCGCATCGACTCAAGCGGAAATGTCGGGATTGGGGTTACAGCGCCTACAAGAGCCTTGTCCGTCTTTGGCGACACCGCTGGTGTCATATCTATCACATCAAACTCTACAGACGGCATTTCGTCTTTATCTTTTGGTGATACAGCAGACGATAACGCAGGCAGAGTGAACTACCTCAACGCTTCAGATGATATGTTATTTTACACAGCCGCAGCAGAACGCATGCGCATCGATGCCTCAGGCAACGTCGGGATTAATACGGCCAGTCCAGCATCCATTGGTGGTGGCGCAAAGCTAACGGTTGACCAAGCGGCAGATGGCAACATCGTTTTTGCTAGAGGTGGAAGCACACGTCAGGTTCAGCTTGGGACAACATCAACAACTGGCTATATAAACGCAGATAATACTTCTGGTGGCCTTACATTTAATGTAAACGCCTCAGAACGCATGCGCATCGACTCAAGCGGCAACGTTGACATTGGTTCAAACGCAACAGCGTCAGCAGGATTATCAAAGCAGTTACTGAGTTTGGTCAATCCAAGCGGTACTACAAGCACAGCCGCACGTCTTTGGATGTCAGGAACCAATGCAACAACTCGTGGAGCCTACATAGAAGCAGAGGTTCAAAGCACAGGTAACGACCACGATTTAATCTTTGCTACATCTGCATCAGGCGCCGCACCAAGTGAAGCCATGCGCATTGACTCAAGCGGCAACGTTGGGATTGGTGGTCCAAATCCTTTGGAAAAATTGTTTGTTGCTGGAAATGTTTTTGCCTTTGGCGCTGGCTCGGGAGATGGAACATATGGCGCAAATATACAGATTGGAAAAAATAACGGGCCTAAAATAAGCTCTACTCAAGAGTCGTCCGATGATGACGTTCAAGGGTTGGCGTTTTTTACAAAAAGTTCTTCAGTGTCAGGAGATGCGTCAGTAGAACGCATGCGCATTGATTCAAGCGGGCATGCCATTATCCCCGCTGGCGTAACATTAGGCACAGCAGTCGGTACTTATAACGCAGCTAATACGCTAGACGACTACGAAGAAGGGACGTTTACTCCTCAATTCAATATAACGAATGCAACAATAACGCATGACATAGAGCAAGGAAATTATACAAAAGTTGGAAACACGGTCTTTTTCCACATAGTAATAGGTACTGATGCAGCCTCAGGGTCGTTTTCTGGGAGCAACGTGTTGATAACAGGAATGCCGTTTGCAGCTTCTAGAAGTCAGACAGGAGCTATAGGACTTACTCATTCGTGGGCATCTGAGCTTGACGATCCAGCATGGTCTATTAGTGCAGGAACCACGACGATGTCGTTTTATAAGGCTGACAATGCGGCGGGGTTAGTTCTTGGGGCGCAATTTGCCACGGGAGGTAATTCTAATCGTTTAGATATTACTGGCTGCTACCACACAGACTCATAACAATTATACGCCTAGTGGATTCTAGGCACAGACAGTCCAACCATAGGAGATAAAAATGGCACTAACAGAAAGAACAGTCGAAGACAAAATTGAAATAGTCGGAGACTACAAACACGTACAGGTACGCACTGCGACAATCATTGAACGAGATGGTGTTGAGATTTCAAGGTCTTTCCATCGTCACGCACTAGCACCAGACGCAGATATCTCAGGAGAATCTGCCGAAGTTCAAGCAATTTGCAACGCTGTCTGGACACAAGAAATTAAAGACGCTTACGCAGCTTCACAAGGAGACGCACCATGACAACTTGGACAATCTCAACATTAGAACGTGAGTTATCAGACGGTGGCGTAGTTGTAGCCCACTGGCGAGCAACTGCAGTAGACGGTGAACACTCAGCCTCTAGCTACGGCACTTGTGGGTTTACCCCAGACCCTTCAGACCCTTCATTTGTTGCTTACGACAGCATCACAGAAGACATGGCTTTAGGCTGGTGCTGGGACAACGGTGTAGACAAGGACGCGATTGAAGCGTCTCTGGCAGCAAAGATTGAAGCAGACAAGAACCCAACAAAAGGAGTAGGTGTACCATGGTAATACTAGAATATATTAACGCAATCACAGCTTTGGTCACTGCATGTTCAGCGATTACAGCTTTAACCCCAACGCCTAAAGACGACAAGATTGTTAGCAAGTTGTACAAATTGTTGGAGATTGGTGCTTTAGTAGTAGGCAAGGCGAAGAAGTAATGCAGGAGGAAGCAAAGGCCGTAGTAGACGTAGTAGCGGTAACAACTACAGTATCAACCTTGATGGGTTGGCTTCCTGCTGTGGCCGCTGCTTTAAGCATTATATGGACTGTCATTAGAATCGTTGAGACTGATACAGTCAGAAACCTAATCCACAAAAAGAAGGACTGACGATGTGGAGTACGTTGATCTTATTGGATCAATCTGGCCCATCTTTGTGGGCTTTATTGTGCTTGTCCTTACTTTGGGTAAGCTAATGTCCCGTATGGACGTAGTGGAAGAAAAGATTAAAACTCTGTTTGATCTCTGGAATAATCGTAATGAGTAAGACAAAAAGTATTAGTCTTAGAACTGTTAAGACAGGTCAAGCTGAGATTGATCGTCAGTTAGACGAAGAGTACGCAAAGACTGCTGTAGCTTGGTGGGACGTTAGAAGACCGGAAGTTTACTTTGGTATCAAAGGTGAGCGTACTGACGAACAAAAAGAGCTTGCTAGAAGATTTAGACAAGAGTGGTCTGGGGGAACTGGTGTAGGAGCTAGAGGAGGAAGTAACGCTTTAAATTCTTACATTGAAGGGAGTGTTTCGGCAGACCAGTTGAACTCTAACTGGGGTTCTGAAAATTTACAAGCTCTTATTAAAGCCGGTGAGTTTTCTTCTGAGGCTTTTGAAGAAGGAGGAAACTTTGGAGAATACCTTAGTTCTCAATGGGAAAATGTATCTCAATTTATGGGAGATACAGCAACAGGCCCAGACGGTTCTTTAGGAAGTCTTAGTTCAGCTCCTTCACAAATAGCTGGAGAAAAAGGAAGATTAAGTGCTGATTCCTATGCACAACAAGCATATTTAGATAATATAAGGGCTGCTGCCGATCAAGCTGGAGTTCCTTTTTATGTGGATGGCCCTGCTAATTCATCCTATGAGTTAAACGTAGGCCAGTACGATGACGTACCTTTAGGGTCATATCATACCGTTAGAGAACCAGATAGCATTGGTGAAATACTATTTGAAGCTATTCTTAAAACTATTGTTATAGGTACTTTAACAGGAGCAGTTGGGGCAGAGTTACAAAATTTATCAGAAACTATAGGTGCTGCGGGTGAGTTAGAAAGTTTATCAACAGGTTTAAATATTTATGAAACTTCTGATGCAGCTAATACTGTAGCTACGGTTTTAGATACCATAGGTGCTGGTTTACAAGGTTTAAACGCTGCTTCTGTATCTTCCGGTGGTGCAACAACAGGGCTTACTCTTTCTAATGTATTACAATACGCTGCTGATATTGCACCAGAGCTGTCTACTACGCAAGGCGTTTTAAACGGGTTAGATTTTGTTTTAGATGTTTATAACTCAGGCGCAACACAAGCTGCTTTAGATGCAGCAGAAAATGCAGGTGCTCCTGATTCAGTAATAACAGAAGTGCCAGAAGAAGAAGAAGAAGTAGTCTCTTTAGAAGCAGACCCAGAGCTTATGGGTGAAGAAAAGATTATGGAATCTGAAGGACTTGAGCCTGAGACTGTAACAGGAACAAGTAATCGTATTACAGATCCAGTAGGTTCTGTTGGTACTGCTGAAGATTCTTTTTTAAACGAAGACTTTATTAGTGAAGCTTTTGAAAACAGAAGGTACTCAGACGCTACTCCAGAAGAAATACAAGCTATTGTAGATTCTGTTGAAGAAGAGTGGGAAGATAGTTGGGACAGATTAAGCGACCAGTCAAAAGAACTAGAAATAACTGGTAGAATTAATGATTACGTAAGAGACAACACCGTAAACATAAAAGACCTGAATAGAATCTTTCAAGCAGAGTTAGGCAGAAGACCGACCACTGAAGAAATTAATGACATTTTAGGTGGCACAAAAGGTACTATTAAAGGCACTGATGACATTGTAACCGAATATATTGATAGTACATTGCCTGTAGGTGAAACTACTGTTACTGAAACCATAGGAGAAGAAGACTTTACTACTGATCCTTTACCTGTTCCTGACACTACTCCCGATGCAGTTAAAATTCAAGACGTAGGTTTTGAAGTTACAGAACCTGCAGTAAACGTAGAAATAGATCCTTACATACCGGAACAACCAACAACTGACACCGCTGGCGGGGGTGCTGCTGAAGAAAGTGCTGAGGCAGCGGCAGTGACTGAACCAACAGATGCAGAAGCTGCTTTAGAAGAAGCAGTAGCTGAAACAGGAGGCGTTGTAACAACTCAAGGAGGAGACGCTGGGCAAACTTCTCCTGTTATTTCAGACGCTGATGAAGAAGTAACTACAAGTGACTGGCCTTTTTGGATAATACGGGACGGTGTAGTCTACATTAGAGACATTGACAATATTGATGAATGGTTACCAGCAACTAATATTCCTGACTGGCTCCCTACTGAAGACGGTGTTTATGGGCAAAGTGGTGAACAAATTGACGAAGACGAAGAAGACATACTAGGCACACCAACTACAGTACCTTTAGTAGATACAGAAGAAGAAGAAGAAAGCTCTATAATTGGGGACTTATTTCCGGAATTTAATGTAGATGTTAATGAAAATATAATTACAGAACCTATTGACACTATTGAAGAACCTATTGGCACTGTTGAAGAACCTATTGGCACTGTTGGAGAACCTGTTGACACTGTTGGAGAACCTGTTGGCACTGTTGGAGAAATTGGCGACCTAGGTGAAGAAACTGTGGACACCGGTGATGACGGTACTGGTGACGGGGACGGGGACGGGGACGGAGATGGTGACGGAGATGGTGACGGAGATGGTGACGGAGATGGTGACGGAGATGGAGATGGGTTAGGGACTAGGGGTATGTTTGCTTACCAACCTAGCCAGCCTTTTACGCCTGCTGAGATTCAAAAATATGAACCTACTTTAAAACCATTTAAGTGGGAACTAGAAGAACCAACACGTT